CCACATTGAAGGCTCTCTTGCACTCTACCAAAATCTAATATATAAATAAATTACTATACAATTAAAATCAGAACATAGACGCGTATAGTCGACGGCCTAGAGACTATGTTCGGAAACTAGGAGGATATAATTATGGCAAATACTACATTCGATGGTCCGGTACGATCACGTAACGGATTTCAATCAATAGGACCAGGAGCAGTTCCTGCATTAACTTTAGCTACAGATTTAACTGTTGCAGACCACGCAGGAAGACTTGTAACTATGGACCCTGCTGGAACACCTACTGCAATCACTATTCCTGCAATTAATGCAACGGCTGATTCTGCAGTGGCAGGACCAGGAAGAGATCCAAACAACCCAAGCACAATTGGTACAACTTTTGAAATTCTTTTTACAGATGATTTCACTGGTACTATCAAAACAGCTGACACTGCTGACAAATTTGTTGGTATGGTTACACTTGGAATTGATGCGTCAGTATCTGGTAAACAATTTGTTCCAGCGACAGCAAACAATGAAGTTAACCTAAATGGTGAAGCTGGTGCTTCTGTTGCAACAACAGGTGGTTTAAAAGGTTCTTACATTAAGTTTACTGCAGTAGCAGCAAACCTTTACTTTGTAGAGGGATTACTTAATGCTACAGGATCACTTGCAACACCTTTTGATACACAGTAATAAATAATTAATGTGGGCCTTCGGGCCCACATAAAATTTTAAGGAGATAATATAATGACGACATATGCAGCTATAGACGGAGTAGCAACAAACGTCACTACGGAAACTAAAACTGTTCAGTCTGGAAGAACTAGAGTATATGGAGTTCATGTATCTGGTCCGGCAACAGCAGGTGTTTTAGAGTTTAAAGATGGTGGATCAGGTGGAACATCAAAAGTTAAAATAAATAAAGGCGCACACATTCATGATTTTACTGTGAATTTTCCTGTGCCAATTTTATTTAAAACAGATGTTTATTCTGCTTTTACCACAGAACAGATTACAGCTATAACTGTTTTTCATAGCGGTGGAGCTAATTCGTAGGATAACTAATGGCCAACACTACTTCTGGCACTACAACGTTTGACAAAACGTTTACAATAGATGAGATAATTGAAGAGTCTTACAACAGACTTGGTCAATTTGACATGAGCGGTTATAATTTAAAAACTGCCAGACGTTCTTTAAATATAATGTTTCAGGAGTGGGGAAATAGAGGCCTTCATTTTTGGGAAGTAGCAAATACTAATATTACTTTAGTAGATGGTCAAAATGAATATAAAATTTTTAGAGCTACTTCTGATGGAAACTCTAATGGAGTAACTACTACTTTAACTGCTGCTATTTCATCTACGACTGCAACCACTGGAATTACTATTGCCTCTAAAGATCGTATGCCTACCACAGGAACTATAAATGTAGGATCTGAAAATATTTCTTATACTGGATTTAGTGATTTAGAATTAACTGGAGTAACTCGTGGTGTTAATGGAACAACTGCAGCTACTCACTCAAATGGAGCTGCTGTAACTAATTTTGTTAATCAAGCCACAGAAATTTTAGAAATGTCTTACAGAAATTCTTCTAGTGTAGACTCGCCGTTAGAAAAAATTAACAGATCTCAATTTCAAGCTTTATCTAATAAATCTTCTACAGGTCAACCATCACAATATTTTGTTCAAAGATTCATAGATCATATTTTAATTACTTTATATTTAACTCCTGGTTCTACAGAAAATGGAAATGTTATAAATTTTTATTATGAAAAAAGAATTCAAGATGCGGGAGATTATACAAATGCAACTGATGTTCCTTACAGATTTGTACCTTGTATGGTTGCAGGATTAACGTATTATCTATCTATGAAATATGCACAACCAAGAATACAAGAATTAAAATTAATTTATGAGGATGAATTGGCTAGAGCTCTAGAAGAAGACGGTTCTTCAGCTAGTGTATATATTGCTCCTCGAACTTATTATCCGAGTATATAATTATGGGAAACACAGCAAAAGGAAAACACGCTTTATTTATTTCAGACCGATCAGGTTTAGCATACCCATATAGAGAAATGGTTAAAGAATGGAACGGTGCGAGAGTTCATACTTCAGAGTATGAACCTAAACAACCACAATTAGAACCAACACCTTATTCAGCAGATCCTCAAGGACTAAAACATCCAAGACCACAACAATTTAATTTATTGACTGGAGGAGGCGGAGGAATTATTGCTAATTTAAATTTGCCTGGAGATTTTGCATTTCAAACTGTAAGTGGTGAAAGTATGGTTCCAGCAGATCCAAGCACAGTTAGTGCTGCAAGACAAGCAACAATTAGAATAGGGAGTGTAACAATTAACATATCATGACATATGATGAATTAAAAACAAAAATTAGAGATTACACAGAGGTAGGAGCAAATGTTTTTACTGATACTATTTTAAATGGATTTATCCAAGACGCAGAATTTAGAATTTTAAGAGAAGTAGATTCAGATAACAACAGAAGATATGTGACAGCTAATTTAATAGCCTCAACTAGATTTATAGATACGCCTACGGATCTGTTAATTATTAGATCAGCTCAAATTGTAGATTCTGATGGCACGTCTTCAGCTGATAACAGAGATTTTTTACAATATAGAGATGTTAATTTTATGTCTGAATACAATCCAAAAGGGGAAACAGGGGTTCCTAAATATTACAGTAACTGGGATGAAACTCGAATAGTAGTGGCACCTACTCCAGATCAAACTTATACTATTCAGTTAAATTATATCTTGAAACCAGCTGGATTATCTAGTACAACAGCTACTACATACCTAAGTACCGAATTTCCCAACGGCTTATTGTATGCTTGCCTAGTAGAGGCTTACGGATTTTTAAAAGGACCCGTTGACATGCTTCAGTTATATGATAAGAAATACGTTGAGGCAGTCAAAGGCTTCTCTATAGAACAAATGGGAAGACGAAGACGAGATGAATATCAAAGCGGTGTTCCTCGAATAGGAAAACAATAAGGAGAAAACTATGGCAATAACACAAGCAATTGCAAACAACTTTAAAAAGTTATTATTAGAGGGTGATGCTAATTTTTCAAACTCTGGTGGTGACAAATTTAAGTTAGCTCTTTATACTTCTTCAGCTACTCTTAACTCAGCAACAACTTCATTTACAACTACTAATGAAGTTACATCAGCTAACTATTCTTCTGGTGGTGGTGCGCTTGTTAACAATCCAACTTCTTTAACAGCTGGTGTTGCAAGAGCAGACTTTGCTGATTTGTCATTTCAAAACGTTACGTTGACAGCAAGAGGAGCTTTAATTTACAACACATCATCTGCTACGACTAACTCTGCAGTTTGTGTTTTAGATTTTGGAGCAGATAAAACAGCTACTTCAGGTACGTTTACAGTTCAGTTTCCGAATCCAACTTCAACAGCAGCGATTCTAAGGATCTCTGGTTAATCGTAGGAGGTAACCTCCTATGGCATCCGGAACTTGGGGTACTGGCTCTTGGGGTCAAAATCAATGGAACGATTCAGCTAACCCAACTTTTACAGTTGCAGGTAATGCCCTTACTGCAAATCTTGGGACAGTAGCCTCTACAACAGAAATTAATACAGGATGGGGTCGTCTTGAATGGGGTGAACAGGCTTGGGGTATCGCTGGTACTCTCATAGCACCTGGTGATGCTATTACTGCAAATCTTGGAAGTGTTACCACTTCAGCTGATGCTAACACTGGTCCGTCTACAAATAATAATCAAACATTAACAACAGGTCTTGGAAGTGTAACAGCCACTGGTTTAGCAATAGTCACGCCAACAGGTTTTCCACTTACAACTAATTTAGGAACGGTTGATGCTAGTCCCGATGCAATGCCTACGGGTATTGCAGCTACTATGGGTTTAGGCACACTCGATGCATTCAACACAACAGGTTGGGGTAGACTTCAATGGGGTATAAACGATTGGGGAGATCCTGGCAGCTCTGTTCAAGTAGATGTTTCTGGAATAGCGATGACAGCAGCCGTTGGCACACTAAGTGCAACGGGTGATGCAACTTTAACTCTTAATACTTTAAATGTCGCTCAATTAACTTTAGGTCAAGTAGATCCTGCACCTGATGCAGCAGTTACTGGCAATTTTATGATAGGCTCTTTAGGTACCTTAGGGTTCCAAGGAGATGTTCAACCTGTGCCTACAGGTTTTGGATTAAGTGCTAATTTGGGAAGTGTTGTGGCAATTCCAGGCCAAGAAGTTCCAGTAACACAAAATCCAATGTTAGCAAGGGTTGCTTCTGTAACCGCATTTACAGATGTTACAGCAACCTTTACTGGATTTGGGTTGACTATGAATATAAACAGTGTTAATGCTCTTATTTGGAACGAAGTAGATACTGGTTCCGCTCCAATAGACCCACCAGGATGGGTGGAAGTCATTGCATAAAGGGTTTGACACTAACTCTTTATTTTTATAAAATAAACGATATAAGGAATTTAATATGGCAAATTCAACATCAGCGAGTTTAAAACTTACAGTTCAAGCGACCGGAGAAAACTCAGGAACTTGGGGACAAATCACAAATACTAACCTTTTAATTTTAGAACAAGCTATTGGCGGTTATGATACATTTAACCTGACTAATGCTAGTAGAGCACTAACTTTTTCTAATGGTGCATTATCAAATGGTAAAAATGAAGTAATTAAATTAACAGGTACATTAGCAGGAAATTTAAACGTAACTATTCCAGACTCTGTAGAAAAAGTTTATACGGTTGTGGATGGTTGTGACCATGCAGGAAATACTTTAACTTTTAAAACTACATCTGGAACAGGAGTTCTTTTATGTGAAGGTAATTGTTATACTTTATATTCTGATGGAACTAATGTTGTAAAAGCAAATGAATATAGAAAATGGAGAGCCGTATCTGCAGCTGAAACGGTTCAAGCTGGAGCAAAACTTTTAGTAAATACAAACGGTGGAGCAGTAACAATTACGCTGCCAGCCTCACCTTCTACAGGGGATGAAGTTCATTTTGTAGATCAAGGTTATGATTTTAATACCAACGCACTAACTGTTGGAAGAAATGGTTCTAATATAGCAAATGCAGCATCTGATTTAGTTGTAAACACACAAGGTGCAGCTTTTGGATTAGTATTTTCAGGCGATGCTGCAACAGGTTGGAC